ACGACACCAATATCATTCAGGCCCATCGGGGGTCTCCTGTGTGTCGGGGTGTCAGGGTGGGCAGGCGATGACCCCGACTTTCACCGCCTGCCCTAATCCCAGCGCCGGGATTAACTAGAGCGTGTCAGAAGAAGTTGGGTTTCTTCCGTGTCGTCGTAGAGCGCCTCAAACGGCAACTCAACGATGCGCGACTGCTCATTGGCAAGCGGTACAGACGCACCGTTATATTTGATTCGAGGCAGGTAGAAGGTATAGGCATTACTACCCGACGGATCGTCGACACTGACCTGCAACTCGCTTTCGGTCTCATTCAAGAACTTGTTTACCAAGGTCAAATCTTCGAAGTAGCACGACATGGTGCCTTCAATGATCGAGCGACCAAACTCAAGCTGAGGCGTGGTGTCGTCGCCAACCACGAAGGTCGGCGCAAAGGAGTTGGTGATGCTGAACTCAAGCGAGGTGACAATGCCGAGCAAGTTTGCTGAACCAACGCCGCCGTCGTAGATCGCGCCGTTGTAACTGTCGAACGGCGTGTTGATGGTGGACGCGCCCATCGTCTTCGGCGTCCCGCTGATACTCATGTCCTTGCCCACCATCTCGAAGGTGGTGTTGACCATCTGGTTCGGCGCAATCGAGAACGTCGCCGTCGAGACCGTCATGCCGGTGAACAGGCGATACTGTGTGATGTCCTCAAGCCGATCTTCAATGGTGAAGAACTTCGGCGCGGTTCCGATGGTCATCTCGTCGTTGCTGTCGAACGAGGAGAGCATGGCCGCTTCGAGTAGGTCGTCGTAGTTGCCTTTGCGCAGGTCCACCTCGATGGAACCGGCTGCGCTGCGGTTGCCGTGACGGCTCACACGCGGCATACGGTCTGCCTGAATGTCCATGCCTTGCAGGCGCTCTTTGCTCAGGTCGAGCGAGTGCGTCTTGATAGGCAGGTTAGTATATACGGATGCTGCCGTGCCGAAGGTATCTTCGACGCCGATACTGAGTGCGCTGCGCGAACCCTGACTGAAAGCCAATTTAAATCTCCATCTTGTTTGACTTACGCATGTTCACGTCAGCCGGTAAAACTTGTAAGTTCCAAGGGACGTGCAGTCCGCAGACATTATGACCCTTCAACGGAACTATGTGGTCTACATGATACATCATCCCAGTGACGGTTTTCAAGTCTTGCGCCAACCAGTAAAGGTTGGTCATCTCTTGGATTTGCTCGGGTGAAAGCCAAGATGGCTGCGCCTCTTTCACACGCCGTGCGCGAAGTGACTGCCTTCTTGCACTTAGAGCTTTTGCCCTAGATGTCTTACTGTATTCTTTTTGTTTTTTCTTTATTTCGTCTTTCTTTTCCTGATACCTGTTTTTAGCGTACTCTTTTCTTTTCTCGTCTTCTTTCTGTTTTCTCAACAATTCATCCTTATTCTCGGCATAATACTTTTTCCAATGCTTCTTGGCGTATTCACTTCCAGCACGAGACGGCCTATCTTTATTGAAGCAAGTGTTACACTTAGCAACAACTCCTCCTGCACACTCAGCCTGACGCCTGTAATTACCTTCCTTGACTTTGATTTCAAGGCAGTACTTACACTGCTTCATATGCTCCGGGATTCTCGGATAGGTAAGTTTAGCCGCCTCAATGGCAGCTTCTTCTGCTTTTTTTCTAGCCAATCTATCTGCTGCGTATTTTGCACAGCATGACTTGCAGGAACTCTTGCGAAGATTAGGGCCTTTGCCGTTCGTGCTAAAGTCATCAAGCGGCTTTGTCTCTTTGCATTTTGAACATTGCTTTTTCATGTCGTTAATCAGAATACACATACCAAGCGATTTGTACCGGCAGCAAGAAGAACGGCTCATCGAACACCTGTCCACCGAGTTCGGCGTATTCGATGGAGACGGTCACGTCAGCGCCAACGATGTCGCTGGAACCGTCAAACTCCGTCATAATGAGATCGGCGTATTCAAAGGCGTCACCCGTACCTCGTTCCGTCGGAGTAGCGACCGTCACCTGATACAGCCCTTGGTAGCGGTACTGCGGGTTAGGCCCACGGACGGCAGGGCGGCGCGACGTGAGGAACAGCCCGGTGCGCAGATGCGCCTGTCCCGCCACTTGCTCAAACGGCGCATTCTCAAAGGCAATATCTGGCAGTCCAGAGACAGACGCCAAAGCCGTGTCCATCGTCGCTCGAATGTCATTCATGATGGGCATCAGCGGTTCCTCGCGGCGATGGCGCGGGCTACCCTGTCAATGATGGCCGGAGCCTCACGGACAGTGGCGGCGTAGACGGGCGGATTGCCGGTTTTGTCGCCGGTAACTTTGGCTTCAATCAGCGCGGCGTAGACCATCGGATTGCGGAACACGAAGGTGTCCTTACTCAGGTCCAGACTATTGATGTCATCCTGCATGTTGCGCAGGCCGATTTCTCGGGCGTTGGGGATGTGCGCTCGTCCGTCACGGCTCAGACGGCTACGGTCATCGGGACGCGTCTTGGTTGCCTGGAAACTACCACTCCGCAGTCTGACTTCGTGATTCACCGCATAGGTGCCGCTGTCCACAGGGCTGTTCATGGAGATGGTCTTCGCCATGTCGAGCATGGTTTCGCGCTTGAGTTCCTGCACGTCAATACTGAATTGCTTGGCGACCTGCTCAAAATCCGCGCCGCTTCGCTTCACCCTATATTGAGCCATCACTCACCCCCTGACCTGACAGACATAGGCAACGACTGTCGCCCCTGACTGAATTGTCTGCACGTCCAGCACCTGCCCGACGCCCACGGCGATGTCACCGGGTTCCGGCGCGCGTATCAGTCCATCCGCCTGGAGAAGAAGTTTCCGGTCATCCGTCGTGATGGACGTGCCGTTCACTTCTTGGTCCATGTAGTTGATGTAGACACCACGCCCGCTCCACGTCAGGGTCTCGCCGCCCGTCACCGTGCCGGTAGCCGGGTCAAACGAACCGCCCGACTGGACACGTTGAAACGACACGGCGTAACCGTGCGTCTTGAGCAGTTGCTTAACGTCTTTATGCAGTCTCATGGGGCCAACATACCACCTAAATCAAGTCGCTCAAAGGGCAGGTAGGAAAAGCCGTGACGTTCGAGCCTTCCGGCCCGACAAAGTTAATCACGTTTACATTCTTGGCACGGAATTGCCCAACCGTATGGTCAAACTCCCGCGCCCAGCGGTTAAGCTGCGAATGGGTGTTGCACGATTGCCACGGGTAGCCGCCGTGGAAGTGCGACTTTCCACCCGACCACTTAAAATCAAACCCGAGCATGGCGATTTCAGTATAACCAAGCAGATACGCGACATTCAGCGCGGCAAAACCGGAGTTCGTTCCCGTCATCTCGTTTAGTGTTTCGGTCATACCTGCAAACCGCGCCCGCTTGGCGATATGCGCACCGTGCGTCGGCTGGTTCTCCACGGCTAGTTCCGTGACGTATTTGTCACCACGGAAAGCCTCAATCTCGCGCTGATGCCCACGCCAAAACCGTCCATCCAGCGTGACGAGCGCATCGCAATTTGCGAGCCAGGCTGACTTGTTTGCGCCGATCCTGTACCCATCCGGCAGGAGATCAAAATCAAAGCCTTCAAGCGACGGGCCGGATGCGATGACGTAGCAAACAGACATTTATAGCCTCGGGGTTATATTCTGGGTTTATGATTTATAGGCTATAAAACCACCTCAAACATCTCCGAGATGGACCCTTCGCGCCCGTGGCGGATAACGGACGCCTCGAAGTGCTCAGTCAGTTCCTCGTGCCATGTCTCGTAGGAGTCGCGGCGGTTGATATGCAGGTCCATGCCTGCAAAGCGCGACGGACCATTGTGAACGGTCAGGAGAACACGGCTCTTGGCGACACGCTTCAGTTCCTTGCAGGCCAAGACCGTGTCGCTCGGAACCAGATGCTCCATCACGTCGAACATGCACACGGTATCAAAGGAATCGGTGTCGAACGGCAAGGCGTGAACCATAGCATTCAGGACGCGCTCTCCATCGCACAGATAGGGTACAGCCTCAGTACCCTGCACTGGCCCATGCCCAAGCGACTCGGCCATCTGGAGCACCTCTCCGCGTCCCGTGGATACGTCCAGTAGAGAACCTGGAGGGATGCGCTTGAGATGCTTGAAGATGTGCGCCTTGCGCCTATCGCCAAGTCGGTAATTTTCATGCGCGTAAGCAGACTCGTATTTTGCGATCTCAGCGGCGCGGCTATCAGTAGCCATACTTATCACCGTTGTAGTCGCGCGGCGGGTTAGCAAACTGGTCTTGTTTGAACTTGGGCTTCATACGGTCTGTATTTTGATCTGCGGCCTGAATGTCCGAACGGGTCAATCCCCCCGCGACAGGCACACCAAGACCGCGAGAACCGAACTTCTTGGATTGGGCTTCAAGGCGTGTGGCGAGCGCGTAGTATTGCTTGCTGATTTGGCTGTAGTCGCTGGCGACACTCTCGAAGCGCGTATCAACATAGGTCGCGTATTTACCTGCCAATGCCCGTGCACAGATAGATGCTGCGAGATAGACATCATCACTAGCCTGAGTCAGCGCAAAGGACACGTTGTCATTCGTAATTGCGTAATCTGTGGAGTCCGTGTCACCAATGAGAAACCGGACGTTGTTGATGCGCTCCGCAAGGCCGGTCTCGTCACCCTCAATTCGGATCGTGATGAATTCGTTGTTCGGGAACGTCTCCACCGTATTGTCGGAGTAGGTGACGACAAACTCGGCCTCAAAGAAGCCTGCGGTATCGGCATCCCCTACCGCCCATTCGTAACGCACAATACCGTTCAGCGCAGAAATTATTGCGGCATCAGCATCAATCTTTAGAACGTCCGCGCCAAATTCCCGCATCTGGAAGCGAACCGTCGCACCGACAAGATTTATCGGGTCGCCAGCGCCATCTTTAAGGGTTGCCTGAAACGCGGGCTGCGTGTCGTTTTGCTTGATGTAAAAAGTCATTATGCGACCTCGTTTGGTGTTACTGCCGAGACGATAACACGATTGAGCGATTGGGTGACAGTTATGGTAGATTTAGTGTTGTCGCGCTCGGAACGGTCTTTGCGTGGGAAACCATCTTGCAGCGACAAAGCGAACACGCCAGAGCCAAGGCGCTCCCCGATAGACTTGAAAGCGTCCTGCCCAGAAAAGGTGAGCGCCCCAACGTCAATACGCTCAAGCAGAGCCTCGTTTACGGCCCCGCCAGCATAAGTGAACACACCGGCGTCCGCGCGTTCCGAGATGGCCTCAATGATAGGCCGTCCGTTGAACACGAGTGTGCCAAAGCCGGATGCCTCAGAGATGTTCTTGTTCGCCGCTTGGCCTGTGAAACCAAAACTGCCAAACCCGGATGCCTCAGAGATGTTCTTGT